AGGGCGCGCCGCCGCCGCCATCGGTGAGGCAGCAGCCAGCGCGCCAGCCACGCCCAGACCCATGCGGCGAATCGGCTGAAGCGGGCGAGGGGGCGGCGGCGGTGTGAAGCTGCCCATCATGCCTTGCCCCATCCGCCGCATGGACTGCCGGGCGTGATGGCTGTTGCCATCGACACCATCGGCCAGACCGGTGGCGATATGGCCGCCCATCTGCATCATCAGGCGCGAGGGGCTCTTGATGCCGAAGAAGTTCTTGAAGGCGGTGATGCCGGCCCGGGCGATTTCCACCAGGCGCGCAGACAGGAGGCCGGGATTGATGGCCATCAGCAGGCCCGACATCATGGCGCCGCCGATGGTCTTCATCCAGTTGGGCAGGGGGGCGATGGCGGCTTTGACCATGGCCACGCCCCGGTTGTAGACGCCGGTGATCCGGTCCCAATTGCGGTAGATGACATAGGCGGCCACGGCGATGGCCGCGCCGATGGCCACCCATGACAGGGGGATGGCCAGCAGCACCGGCAGCAGGAAGCGCCCTGCCGTGGCCACCACGCGGAAGACGCTGGCGATGCGGGGGAAGACCGCCGCGATGGACCCCAGCGCGCGATAGCGGCTCCACAGCGCCCATAGTTCGGCCACGGGCCCAAGCAGATAACCGAAGGCGATCTTCACCACCGACAGGCCGACGCGCAGGCCGATCAGGCTGGTGACCGCCGTGCCGATCCATTTGAAGGCGGTGGGGTGGGCATTGCCAAAGGCGGTGATGCCCTTGAGCGCTGACGTGGCCAGCTGAAGCCCGCGCGTCATCTGATCGAGCATGCCGCCCTTGGTGCCCGCCACCACAAGGAAGTTCTGCCAGGCGGCGGTCATCTGGCCCTGCCGCCCGAAGAAACTGTCCTTGGTCTGGCCATAGGCCTGCTCCAGCCCTTCGGTCTTCTGATAGGCCGCGCGACTTTTCAGGATCGTGGGCAGCTGCTTGTCGATCAGGTTGAAGAGCTTGCCGCCCTCCCTGCCGAACAGCAGCATGTTCTCGCGCTGGATGTCCTTCACCCCGGCGGCCTCATAGCGTTTGCGCAGCGAGACGTAGAAATCCACCGGGCTTTCCTGCAGCTGCTTGGCCAGATCGGCGCGCAGCGGGTTCTCGCCATTCTTGAAGGCTTTGATGCCATCCACCTTGTTGTAGATGATCTTGCCGTTGTCCCACGCGCCCAGGCGCACCAGCTCACGCATCGCCGCCTGATTTTTGACCATGCCGTTCGCACGGCTGTAGACGCCGGTGAGGCCCACGCCCGCGCTTTCGTGCAGCTCCGCGATCAGCGGTTCGAAATCGGCGAACATGGATTGCGCCGTCAGCTTCATGCCCGCCGTGCCCGCCTTGGCGAGGAACGACTGGTAATTGGCAGGGTTGACGTTGCCGCCGCTCGACTGGATCGCGCGGAACAGACCATCGGAGAGCTGCGCGGCGCGCTCGGGCGAATTCATGCCGCCCGCCTGCTCGATGAAGCGCAGGAAATAGCGTTCCTGATCCTCGCTCAGCTCATGGCCCAGCGCCTTGCTGGTGGTCATCAGCTTGGCCATGATCGGCGCCATCACCTTGGCGCCCGCCAGCTGCTCGGCGAGGGAATGCTCGCCGCTCTCGCGGAAGGCGCCCTGCGCCTCCACGATGTAGCGCAGGTTGTCCTTGATGCTGGACCCGGCCACATCCATCGCATTGGCATAGGCGGTCAGATCCTTCACCGCCGCATTGCCCAGACCCAGCACGCGCAGGCGGTTGGTCATGCCCTCCACCTCGCCACCGGCCTTGGCCATGGCCACGAAAGGCGCTGCCGCCAGCCCGGCCCACATCAGCTCGGATCGGCCTTCGCTGACGTAGCGCTGGCCCTGCTGGTGGATGGCAGCAGTACGGGCACCGATCTGGCTGAGACGCGCGCGCTGCTGCAGCGCGCCGTTCACCCTGCCGATGGCCCCGGCCAGCTGGCGTTCCTTGTCGATCAGGGTGGTGATGTTGCCGGTGGCGCCGCGCATCTCGCGCTGCACATCGCGCATCTGGCGGGAGAGGTCGCCCGCCTCCTTCTTCAGCCCGGCAACGCTGTCCTTGCCCTGCTTGCCAAGGCCGATGATCGACTTGAAGGCCGGGGACAGCTGATCGACGCCCAGAAACTGGACGATCAGGGAAAGCTTGTCTCCGGCCATGGCCTCATGTTCCTTCCTTGGGCACGCGCATCGTGTTCCAGCGCTCCACGGCCAATTCGCGCCAGTGGCGCAGTTCTGCGGGGGGTAAGTGTCTCAGCTCGCTGAGCGGCCAGTGAAAGATGGCCGCGACATCGGCCATCAGCTCATCGACAGTGCCATCTGCATCCTCTGGTCGCGCTCCGCCCGCTGCTCCGCCGTCAGAAAAAAACCGGCGATCACCTTGCCCAGACGGTAGAGGTCCACGGGATGAAGCGTGCCCACCTCGGCAGGTTTCAGCTTGGCCAGGGCGATGCGGGGCAGCAGGGTCAGCATCGAGCCGATCCGGCAATTGGCCAGCTCGGGCAGTTTCAGGCCACGGATGGCGCCGCTGTCCGGCTCGCGCAGGGTGATGCTCTCGACGGGACCGGCTTCGGTCTGCAGCGGATGGATCAGGTTGATGGTGAGCGGGTCGGTGGAGGGCAGCTTGTCGCTGTCGACCAGGAAGAACTCGATCACCGTGGTGCTGCACTGGCTGAGGTCGATCCAGCGCAGCTTTTCCACCTCGCTGGCGTGGATGAAGGGATCGGCGATGCGCGGCACCAGATCGATGATCGAATCCACATCGCCGTTGATGAGGTCGAACATGTCATAGGTCGCCAGCTCGCGCGCCAAAGGCACGCGCAGGGACAGCGTGGCCACCGTCTTCCCGCTCTTGCGCTCGATGGGATAGCTGAGGGTGACCAGCCCGGTGGGCTGGGCCGGTTCGGCATCCTCCGCATCCTCGACCAGCTCGGCGGCATCGGCAGGCGCGCTGGTAACAACGGGGGAAGGGGTGGCGCGCGGGGCGCGGGGAGTGGTTCGGGCGGCGGGCTTGCTCATCGGTCTGTCCTTCACGCGGGCAGCGGGTCTAACCCCCGGCGCGCCCGCACACGCCGGGGGCTAGTTCGTGGCCGATCAGCTTATGCCGAGGGCGGCGCGGATGGCGGCGGTCATGTCTTTGCCCATCACAAGGAAGACGTTGTTGAGCACGTCGATGGTGATCCAGTTCACGCCATCCACGTTCAGCTCGTAATAGGCGCAGGTCATCTTGCGCTTGACGGTGCTGACGGTACCCTTTTTCTGGGTGCCGAAATCCAGCTCCGTCACCTTGCCGTGGGAGATCACCTCAACCGCCTGGACATCGCCGGAGCCGTCTTCCTGATAGGCGCCGGCAAAGCGCAGCTGCTTGCCATCGAAGGCAGGCAAGCCAAAGCCGCTGATCGTCGTCTGGTTGAGGCTGTTGTGGGTGTATTCGAAGACAAGCTTGTCGATGCCCATGGTGATGTCGAGCGGGGCCAGCATGCCGCCGGAGAACCACTCTTCCAGTTTGAGGGCCAGCTTGGGGATGGTGCATTCCGGCACTTCGCCCTGCTGGCTCTCGCCATCATCGAACAGGATCATGTCCTTCAAAACGGAAGGGAAACCCATGGTATTGTCTCCTCAGGGCGCGATCAGGCCGCCTGCAGCAGCGAGGCGAAATCGGCGTAATAGGTGCTGGTGATGGTCTGATTCAGCGTGGTGCCTTCCGCCGGGGCGCAGGGCGTGAAATCGTAGCTGATGGTGAGCTGACCGGCGGCGAGCTGGTCAGCGGTGTTGAGCGCCGGATCGAAATAGGCGTTGGCGCCCATGATGAAGCGCTGGGTCTTCATCTTGCGGAAAGCCGCATTGATGCTGGCCAGCAGATCGCGCACCAGGGCATCGGTGATCGGTTCATCGGTGGCACGGTCCAGCACCGCCTGCTCGATCGTGTCGGCCAGCACCTGACTGGTACGCACTGCGCTCTCGAAGGCATAGAAGGGCTCGCTGGAGCAGGTGCGGTTGCCCCAGAAGCGCCAGCCATTCCGGCGATACATGGTGGTGATGTTGGCGTTGTTCAGCACGCCTGCATCGCTGCTGGCGCCATCCATCGTCCAGGACACGTCATGTTCGAGCCCCGTCACGCCCGGCACCACCACATTGGAAAGCGTTTTGTGCCAACCCTTGGTGGCATCGATGTAGGCCCGCATGGCGAGCGCGCGGGCTTCGACATCGGGTCCGAGGCCGCTGGTGTTGGGCCAAATCGCCATCAGCTCCATGTCGCCATAGTCGGCGACCTCCGTCACAGCAGCATCGCGCGTGGTGGCATCAGGCACCTTGGCATAGACCATGCTGCGCAGAGACTTGGCCACGCTGACCAGCGACGTGATCACGCTGCCGTCAGTCAGCCCGGGGGTGCCAAGGATGCGCGGGCGCGAGCCGGTAAGTTGCTCGGCCATCAGCAGCGCCTGCACGCCAGTATATCCGCCTACCGAGGTGCCCGCGACCAGGGCGGCTTGCTGGGTCGCATCGGGGTTGGTGGCCACGCGTACCACGATCACCTGCGGGCTGCAGATCGTGGCGATAGCGGTGAGGGTGGCGGCCAGCGTTCCTTCCTTGCCTGCCTTGGCAATGGCACCGCGCACATCGGTGATCAGCACCGGGCGATCGAGGGGGAAGGTTGCAGCATCGGCATCGCTGGAAGTGGCAACCAAGCCAATAACTGCGGTTGCCACTGTGGTGATTGCCAGCGCGCCGCTGGTGAGAAGGTTGGTTTTGACGCCATGAAAGATCGAGGTGGCCATGGGGATGCTCCGGTCAGGCAGTGGTGGCGAGCGGGATGGAAGCGCGGGAAAGGGCATTGGAGACGGTGGAGCCCTTGCGGACCCATTCCGTGTCGAAGACAGCCTGGCCGCCTGCGACATCGCCGCTGAGCTTGGCGAACTTCAGCGTGATCCGCTTTTCCCAGTGCTGGATCGCCTGCACGCAGGCCGCGACCTGCAGCTGGCGGGTCACATCGTTGAGCGGAAGGTCCGCCAGCTGCAGCAACAGGGAGCCGTAATCTTCGAGCCGCACGCGAGAGCCGATGGGCGTGGTCAGGATGTCCCAGATGGACTGGGCGATATGATCGTCGCCTTCCAGCGCGGCGCCGGTGTCGCGGTTCATGCCCGTGGTCATTGCGGCGGGTCCGAAAGGGCGCCGCCGCGCGTGATGTTGGGGTGCTTGTGGCCCTTGCCGCTGATCCCGGCGGCGATCACATCGACATCGGCGGTGATAGTGCCGGTGCAGTGCAGATCGCCCTCAAGGGTGCTGCCGCCCGGTGCCACGATTTTCAGGGCGCCGCCGTCGGGCAGGGCGACGGTGAGCAGATGGCCCTCGGGATCATAGGAGAGGCGCGCGCCGTCGAGAAATTCGATGATGGAGGTCAGATCATCGCCCAGCGCGCCGAACAGATCATTGACCAGGCCGCGCAGGGCCACGCCCGCGCCGATCTCCCCGCCCGGGCAGAGCAGCACCACATCCTCGCCCTGCGCAGGCGGGTTCCATGTGCGCGTCTTGCCCATGGAGAATTCGATCCAGCGAATGGGCGTGGTCTGGCTGTCATCGTCCAGAGACACCACGATGCGCGCCGCCTTCAGATCGACGCTGGCAATCTTGCCGAAGCGGATCAGCTTGTCGGGATCGGTAGGGGCGTCTTCAGGCGTTGGCATGGCCTTACCCTGACCGGCCACCGGCCAACCGGCCAGCGTGCCGGGTTGTGAGGCGCTAGGCTGACAACGCGCGCGGGTGGCGGAAGGGGCCGGGCAGCGCTGATACCAGCGACATGGCCAACACCTCCGCAATCGACCTGTCGCTTTTGACCGCGCCCACGCTGGTGGACCCGACGGATTTCGACACGGCCTATGCGGCCAACCTTGCCATCGCCCAAAGCCTGATGCCTGACTTCGACGCGACGATGGACAGCGATCCTGTCGTGAAGGTGCTGCAGGCCTTTGCCTATCGCGAGGTGCTGCTGCGGGCCCGGGTGAACGATGCCGCTCGCGCGGTGATGGTGGCCTATGCGCTGGACGCCGATCTGGATCAGCTGGGGGCGCTGATGGGCGTGGCCCGCCTGACCATCACTCCCGCCGATCCCACAACCGGCGCTGCAGCGGTGATGGAAACCGACGATGATTTCCGCCGCCGCATCGTGCTGGCGCCGCAGGGCTATTCGGTGGCCGGGCCCGAGGGGGCCTATATCTTCCATGCCCTGTCGGCCAGCAGCGACGTGCGGGATGCTTCCGCCACCGCGCCCCAGCCTGACGACATCAAGGCGCTGGTGATTGCCCTGCTGCAGGAGCGCGCGGTGGATGCCGCCGTGGTGACCGACATGCAGACCATGCTGGATAATGCGGTCTGGCCGGGCACGGTGGAGGTGACGATCCTGTCTCGCACGGGCGATGGCACGGCACCGCAGGCGACCATCGACGCGGTGCTGGCGGCCCTTTCGAGCGATACGGTGCGCCCGCTGACTGACTTTGTGACGGTCAAATCCACCGAGGCGGTGCCCTATTCGGTCGATGCCACGCTCTATTTCGATGATGGGCCCGACCGATCCGTGGTGCTGGCCGCAGCGCGGGACCGGCTGCAGACCTATATCACCATGTCGCTGCTGCTGGGGCGCGATATCGTGCGCGCGGGCCATATCAGCGCCCTGATGCCGCAGGGCGTGCAGAATGTCGATTTGCGCAGCCCCGCTGCGGATCAGGCGCTGAGCGACCAGCAGTCGCCCAACTGCATCAGCATCAATCTGGTTGATGGCGGGGTGGCGGGATGACCGATCTGGCGACCATCCTCCCGCCCAACGCGACCGAACTGGAGCTGATGCTCGATGGCGTGGCGCAGACCCGCGTGGACGGCATCGACACGCCGCTGCGCAAGCTGTGGTCCGCGCAGGATTGCCCGGAAAACCTGCTGCCCTGGCTGGCATGGACGCTTGGCGTTGAAAGCTGGGATCCGACCATGCCCCTGGCCCTGCGCCGGGCACGCGTGGCGCAGGCGATCCCGATCCATCGGCGCAAGGGCACCGTCAGCTCGATCCGCGATGTCATCGCCTCCTATGGCGGCATCGCGGTGATGACGGAATGGTGGCAGCAAGTGCCCAAGAGCATCCCGCATAGCTTCACCCTTTCCATCGCACTGGGCGGGCAGGCCACGCCGCCCACCGCCGATTTCATCAACGGCATGATCGCCGATGTGACGCGCGCCAAGCCGCTGCGCTCCTTTTTCACCCTCACCCTCGCGCTGAACCTCACCGCCACCCTCGGGCTGGTTGGCGCCGCGCGTCCAGCCTCTTTCGCCCGCCTGACCTGCCGCGAGGCCTGACCGGAGCCCCCCATGTCCACCGCCCTTAACATCACGATCACCGACGCTGGCCGCGCGGCGCTGATCAACCCCGCCAACACCGGCACCAACGCGCTGGTCATTGCTGCTGTGGGTATCTCGGGGGTTGCCGTAACGCCCGATCACACGGCCACCAGCCTGCCCAACGAAATGAAGCGGGTGCCGACCGTGGGCGGTCAAATGGTGGCCGCTGACGTGATGCATGTGACCATGACGGACAGCAGTGGCGATGCCTATTCTGTGCGATCTTTCGGCATCTATCTGAGCGACGGCACACTGCTGGCGATCTATGGTCAGGCAGATCCGATTCTGACGAAGACTGCCGCATCGGAGGCGTTGCTGGCTGTCGACCTGCAGCTGGCTTCGGTGCCTGCCGCTCAAATCACCTTTGGCGCCACCGAATGGTTGAACCCGCCCGCCACCGAAAGCACCCCGGGCGTAGCGCGCCTGGCTACGGCTTCGGAAGCACTGGCGGCCGTCGACACGCTGATCGCGCTGAGCCCGGCGCGCGCCAAAGGCGCGCTGCTGGGCTGGCTGCTGAGCATGGACGGCGCCGGTTCGGGCATCGACACCGATCTGTTCCGGGGCCTGCCGCCTGAGTATTTCACCAACATCGTCGCCCGCCTCGGCTTCACCCCGGCGCGTGGGCAAGGAATGCTGGGCAACGTCGATCTGAATTTAGCCATCACCTCGGGCATGTATCGCGTTGAGCAACCCGTGAATGGCCCGGCCAACGTCAACTATGGCCAGCTGCTGGTGATCATGGGCGGTGGTGATACGATCACGCAGATCCTAAGCTCATATTCCGATGGGGTGTTGTGGACCCGCTCGGGCAACCCCGGAAATCTCGGCGGCTCGGGCGGATGGAGCCCATGGACATCGCTGGTGCGGGCGACGTCCCCTCAGGCCTATTCCGCCGCCGATGTCCTGGCCAAGTTGCTGACGGTCGATGGCGCGGGGTCTGGTGTCGATAGCGACAGGCTGCGCGGCTATGCCTGGGACTCCGGGCAGAATGTGTCTTTCGGCACAATCTGGGGTAACATGCTTTACACGGCCAGCAATGGCTTGGGCCAGAATGTTGCGATTGGCGATGATGCTTGGATCGGTGATGTGAACATCACCGATGCCATCGGTATTCGAGGCCAGCAGAATGGCAATCGCGGCTACATCGCCTTCGGCACTGGCACGCAGGGGCTTGGTGCTGAATATGGCGGCGATCTGACCTTCGGCGGCTACCAGATTTGTCATACCGGCAACGATGGTGCCGGTTCGCCTTTCGATGCAGGGCTGTTCTGGGGGCAAGCGCCGTCATATTATACAAACATCCAGGCGCGCCTTGGTTTCAACCCGGTGCGTCAAGGCGGCGGATCTGGGCAGGGCGACAACACGATCTACATTGGTTGGTCGGGGTCGCGCGTAAAGATACAGGTCGATGGCAGCGATCAGGGCAACTTGCTCACCGATGGATGGGCTGGCGCCGGTGTGACCGGCTTCAACGGCACGGCCATGCGCCGCAATGGCTGGGATCTCTATGGCCCGGACAATGATGGCGCCGGTTCGCCTGTCGATGCGGGCGTGTTTTGCGGCCACAACATCGATGAATTTGCCTTCAAGGCGAACACGATTGGCTTCGGCCAGTCTGCGCAGAATGTTGCCGGAATTCGGGGGTTCAACCAGAATTATGTGAACGACACAGGCCGGGCCTTCTTCCTGACGATCAATGTCACCTATCCTGCCGGTGGCAGCAATATCTGGCTGATCTACGTCGATGGCGTGGAGGTCGGCTACAACTCGGGCAACTCGTCCACGAACACCTCGGGCATGCTCTGCGCGCTTGTTCCCGCTGGCAGCACCTACTCCGCCAACGTGCCCACCGGCACCGTTCAGCTGCGCAGCTGGACCGAGATGCGCAACGTCTAAAATCAGGAGAAAATTTGATGACCGATACGGCCACCACCGGCGCCGCCAATGCCGAACCCACCGTTGAAACCACCGTTGGCGAGCCCTCCGGCACGCCCCTGAGCGTGGAGGTCACCTTCGTCTACAAGGATGTGCCCTTCACACGCAGCGTGCCCGCCTGCCTCGATGCGAGCGGTGCCTATGACGAAACCGCCACCGCCGCCCGGATCGCCCTGCACGCCAACACGATGCGGTATCGCGTGGACAATGGGCTGCTGACCAAGCCGGAGCCGCAGCCCACGCCGGAAGCCGAAACCGGCGAAGACGCAGCCGCCGCCGAACCCGAAGCGAAAACCTGATGGCCGATGTCAGCCCGCTGGCCGTCATGGCCCAACCCGGATCGCGCCCGGCCCTGAATTTCCTCTCCACCGGGTGGGTGATGTTCGTGACGTCCTTCTTCGATCTGCTGCCCCACATCGCCCAGCTGGTGGGCGCCGCCGTGCTGCTGATCACCTTCTGGGAAAAGCCCACGGTGCAGGGCTGGGTCGCCCGCATTCGCGCCTATCTCGCGGAAAGGAACAATGATGCGTCTGGTCGATGATGCGCGCAACTGGTGGCGCTGGTGGAGCGTTCAGGTTTCCGCCCTGACAGCGATTGCTGTTGGCTGGGCAATGGCTTCGCCCCAGCAGGTGTTGGGTCTGGTAACTTATGTCCCCGAATTCTGGCGTCCAGCAGTTGGAGCGCTGGTTGGGTTGTGCCTGTTCAGCCTTCATAGCGGCGCCCGCGTTACCCAGCAGGGGGGCAAAGCGAATGGCTGATGCCGCCCAGAACGCCGACACCAGCACCAAGGGGCTGGGGCGCAAGACGCTGGCCGCCATCGTTGGTGGCCCCACCGCGCTGCTGCTGTTGACCCAGATCCCGGCGGAAGAAAGCGGGCGCAAGGTGGCGGTGACCATCGCGCCCAGCGGGCAGGCGACGATCAAGCATGTGAGCGGGCCGCAGTATCTGCGCACCTATCTGGACATGGTGGGCGTGGCGACGGCCTGTGACGGCCTGACGGGCGAGGGCATCAAGATCGGCAAGAGCTTCACCGAAGCGCAATGCTCGATCATGCTGGAAGCGCGCCTGGCAGACACCGCCAGCCATGTGATGGACTGCACCCCCGGCCTCGCGCTGACGCTGCCACGCCGCGACAATGCGCGCTTCGCCGCCGTCTCGCTGGCCTACAACATCGGGTGGCCCACCTATTGCCGCTCCACCATGCGCGCGCAGCTCAATGCGGGGCGGATCGGCCCGGCCTGCGATGCGCTCACCCTGTTCAACAAGGCCGGTGGCCGCGTGGTGGCGGGGCTTGTCTCCCGGCGCGGGCGGGAGCGGGCCTATTGCGTGAAGGACGTGGCATGACAGGCCTTCTGATCCTTGCGGTGGGCGTGCTGATCGGCCTGTGCCTCGGCAGCGGTGGCGGCTCGCCTCCGGCGCGGGGAGGCTACCAGCCCAAGGCGCCGTCGATGCGTGATTGTGGTTCCAGCAAGCCACCTTTCCCCAGAAAGTGAAGGGAAGCGGTATGTTTCAGATCCCGAAAATCCCCGTGCGCGTGATGGCCGAATACCTGGGCCTGCTGCTCGCCCTGATGGCGCTGGGCATCCAGCAGCTGCGCATCACTGGCGTGAAGCTGGAGCCCAAGTTGGGGCCGGTCCACTTCGTGCTGATCGACATGCCGGGCTGGCGCCAGCGCGCGCTGGACGCGGAGAAGGAGCGTGATGCGCTGAAGACCGCCGGGCAGCAGGCCCGCGCCGCGCAGATCGCCCAGAACAGGAAACCGGCGGTCATCAGCCGCCAGATCGCGGAGAAGATCGATGCTCAAGCCCCTGCCTATGCCGCGCGCGTTGACGCGGCTGTCGCTGCCTATGCTCGCGCTCACCCTGTGCCTGTCTGCCTGCGGGTGTCCGCCGCCCAAGGCGGTGTTGCCAGCGGACCCGGTGCCGGTGGCGCCGCTGGTGTTGCCCAAGGCGGCAGTGGGCAAGACGTATCACCCGGAATGGTGGCCATCAGCGTCGCCAGCCTCCACGGCTTTGCCGACAACACCCGCGACCTCGACATCCTCCGCGCCTACTTCGCCTGGCTGATCGCCAAGGGGCTGGGCGTGGTGGGCACGTCGCAAGCCGATGATCCGGCCCCGCCGGCACCCAACTCTCACCCATCGCCCGAGAAGGAATGACCATGGCCGATATCACCTATACCGATGCGACGGGACTGAAGCGCAAGCGCCGCGATCTGGGCGACGGATCCTTTGCCGATGTGGTGGCGAGCGTTTCGCCTTCCGCTGCCGCTGCCAGCTCCACGCCGCTTGCCGGGAGCGTCAACGATACGGTGGCGCATGTTTTCGGCCCGTTCACGCCGCAGCTGGCGCGCGATATCTGGGCCACGCTGGTTGGCGCAGCCGCCACAGGCTCGGCGCAGCTGCTGCGCTCCACCGATGCGGGCGCCAGCAAGGCCGGGCTGACGGCGGGCGGCAAGGCATGGGCTGGCTGGTCTTTCAGCGCTGTGACGGGCTCGATCGTCAACGAGCCGGTCGGCACCGAGTCCGACGCGGCGGCCACCTATTATCTCGCTGTCACCCTGACGGCGGGCTCTCTCACCTATCGCGTCGCGCAGTAAGGAGGCGCCAGATGGTTACAGCAGCAGCAGCCTTTGGTGCGGCAGGGGATGCCCAGACCAGTGCCAGCAAGGCGCTGACGAAGGCCAGCCTGCCGTTGGCGGTCAACGTCTTCGACCCGCTCGATTCCGATGTGAGGCTTGGCTGTTACGCCAGTTACACGGACGGCCAGATCTACAACAACATCGCCTTCAACCTCACCGGCTACATCAAGGTGCAGGAAAGCCAGACCTATTTCCGGATGTACGCGCCGTTCAACACGTCCACTGATTATTGGGGCGTGACCTCGGGCATGATCGTGTTCCTGAAGGCCGACAAGACCTTCCATTCCGGCCTGAATGTTACCGCTGAGTCCTTCACCATCCCCAGCGGTGCAGAATACGCGCAAATTTCCGTTCCGGCCGCAATGTGGTGGTCCTTCCAGCTGTGGCAGACCTCGGCCACGTCAAGCACCGGATGGAAGCCCAGCTCGAACCGCGAGCCTCGGGAATGGGCCCACGGCTTCCAGCTGAAATCGCTGCGCCAGACGCGGATGCGGGCGGGCAATCTCATCATGGGGCTGGTGCCGACCCAGCAGCTGGTGGTGAACCTGCTGGGCGACAGCTATTTGCAGATCGCCAGCAAGACCACCACCGCCCTGGCCAATCGCGCCGTGGCACGCCTTGGCGATGCTGGCGGCGGTTGGGTCGGCTTTGGCTTTCTGGCCGGAACCGGCGCGGGCACAGGGCCTTGGACAGCGGGCAATCAGCCCGCCAACCTCAACGGCAATGCCCGGCCAGCGCTCTATCCGTGCCGCATCTATGGCAACCCGACCCCGGCCTACTACACCGAGAACATGTGCGATTGCGCATCGCTCACGCTCAATCCGGGCGATGCGGTGGAGATCGACTTTCCGGCGGCTCCGGCCATCAGCGCCATTCCCTTGCACTGGATCGGCACGGGCAACGGCACGCTGCGCTATGGCTTCGGGGCCACACAGGGCGCGCTGCCTACATCATGGACGACCCAGAATGTCGCAGGCACCGCCGGCACCAGCGCCCTGACGAACCTCAGCCTGACGGGGCTCGTTCAGCCGGGCACGCTGCGCATCGAGGGCGTGACCGGAACCTGCAAGCTCGGCGGCGTGAACCTCAAGAGCAATGCCGGTGGTGTACGGTTCAACAAGATCGCGGCCACGGGTGGCAGCTGGTCGGGGTGGGCCGGGCTCAATCAGGATCAATGGCAGACCTCTTTCGCCGATCTGGGCGGCCATCTCACGATCATTCAGGACGGGCGGAACAGCCAGGCGGCAACCACCGCTGCCCTGACCCGGGATGCGGCGTTGAAGGAGATCATCAACCGCGTGCGGGGCAAGACCACCGCCAATCCCAAGCCGACGATGGCCATGGACGTGCTGATCTACACCTCATGCGAGAACTCGGCGGCGGGGCGAACCGTCGCGATATCGTCGTATGCGCGCATGGATCGGCGCCGGGCCTATTTGGCGCGTTGCGCGCATATGGATGGGCAGGTGTCCATCGGGTGGCCTGATTTCCCGGCTGAGGTTGCTTGGGACGGGCCATTCCCGGCGATGTCCAATGACGGAGGCGGGCCCGCGCAATCGATCCACCTTGCGGCATTGTGGGGCGGAACGATCATGGCCGTGGACGTGCTGGAGGTGCTGATCCCGAACAGTTGAGGCGTTCGACTTCATCAATCAAGAAGCCCCCGCCAGCGAGAGCTGCAGCGGGGGTTTCATCATCGGGCTGGTCTGACTGCTGTCAGGCCAGCCCTTTTCCTTCCAGAAAGGCCAGGGCTGCGGCCATGATGTCCTGATCGTCACCTGCACCATGCCCCAACAGGCGCCGGGCTGGGTATCGAACCTTGATCGAGTTGGCGATGCGCGGATCCACCGGCGCCTCTTTCCCGAAATGATGGACCTCGGCGGTTTCCTGCACGCTCGGGTTGAAACGCAGTTCGACGTGATCCGCCGCCGTCTGGATACGCATGTTGCGGGCCAACTCGATTCGCCGGAACATCCGACCCTTGCCTTGCATCCTTTTCGCGCGTGGTTTGAGGCGCCGCGGCTTTCCATCCGGGCGCGGCTTGCGCGGCGCCATGGGGGAACCATCGGGTTCCAGATTGGCGGCCACGCGCGCGGCATTCGATGCCCGCAGCTGCTGCCCGATCTTGCGGGCGAGCTGGGCGCGTCGCTGCTCCGACAGATAGGAGGCGTGCTTTTCCAGCCAGCCTTCCAGCTCCTCCATCACGGCTGTTTGGGCCAGACGTGATCGGTGATCTTTGCCGCGCCCTTGCCGGTGGTGGCCCAGACATCCTTCAGCATGCCCAGCACCGGGCCACCGGCAAGGAAGGAGAGGTCCGCTTCGTCCAGATGCTGGAGCGCGAGGGCGCCGCCGTCCGTGGTGGTCACCACGACCTTTTCGGTGAGCGGCAGCTCGATATGCAGATCGACCTTTTCGCTATCCAGATCCTCGGCCTCGAAGGGATAGCCGGGGCGATCATAGCCCAGCAGCTCGGGCTGGTTGCGCCCGGCCCACTGGTTGATGGCGTAGAAGATCAGCGAGGGGTGACAGGTCGTTTCGCGGAAATCGAGTTCCAGCGTGTAGGACCACTGGAAATTGGGGCTGGCCGAGGTGGTTTTGTTGATGTTGCCCTTGGTGGCCACCATCCAGAAGCGCTCGGGATCCTTGGTGAGGCCGGGCAGGGCCGCCTCGATCGCGGCGCGCAGGGTCTGGGCTTTCTGCATGGGTCAGGTCCAGAGCTGGACCACGTCGAGCGTGGCGGGCTGATCGGTGGCGACATCGGGCAGGATGACGGTGATGCCTGCAGGCAGCACGGCGCCGCGCGAGGCGATGCCTGGGTTAAGATTGAGGGCCTGCTCCATCACGCCCCCGCGCGAAGTGCCCAGCACGCGCCAGCACAGCGCGGAGAGCGTTTCCTTGTCGAGCGTGGTGGCCGTGGTGGTCACTGGCCTGCCTTCCCGGTTTTCCGTTCGAGCGTCATGGCCTCTAGGGTTGGACGCGCCATGATGATCCGCTGAAGCTCATGGAGTTTATGCCGGAATTCAGACGTTTCATCCGGGTGGAGGACGGGCAGCTTCAGGTAGGCATTCCACAGGTCTGCCGATATCGCCAATGCATGGCTTTCGGTACAGGTCAGGCCGCCGAGTGTGGGGCCACAAGCATGCGGCGCGGCGCCCGCCATGCCTTTCGCAACACAGTCATCGGAAATGCTCTCGGCGAGCCTTTTGCGGGCCCGCATCAGATCAGCTCCACGGTCACGCGCGTCACGCCTAGCATGTCGCGGACGGCGCCGATCGAGGTGCGGCGATAGTCGTCGCCCACACATTCCATTACATCGACGCGGGGCTGGCCTGCGGCGGTGGTGGCGAGGTCGCGATATTCGTCGGCCAGCTGGCCGGCGGCGGCATAGCGCACGGCGCGGGTGTAGAGGTCGATCAGGCGCGGTTGATCGTTGATCGTCTTTGCCAGCCATGCGGCGCGGGCGGGCTTGTAGCGCGGGCGCGTGGTGGGCAGGCAATGCGCCAGATAGCGCGGGCGGTTGTCGCGCACGCGCAAGGTGAGAAGCTGCGCGGCGGTGACGGTGGCGAGCGTCTCGGCGCCGGCTTCCATCAGATCCGCGCACCATTGCGTCAGATCGCTCGTCACATCCAGCACCGCGCCCTGCAGCGCATTGACCAGGCGGGGGTGGGTGACGAATTCACCGATGCGCAGGGCGTCGCGCGTGGCGGTGCAGTCGATGTCCGGCCACCAGCCATCGCCGGGCACCACCGAATTGGGTGGCGAGGCCGGGGATTGCGGCATGGTGATGAGTGGCGAGCCGGACATCTCTTTTCCTACGGAAAGGGGTGGGGGGTGAGGAAAGGGGCGCCCTGTGGCTGATGCCTCAGGCGTTCCTTGCCGCCCCCCTGGCGCGTGGGCGCAGCTTTATTCGGTGGGCGCGGCGGGCGCGGGTTCGGTGTCGGGTTCGAAGGGCGGGGCGTCGTCGCCCTCGATCAGCTCTTCGACCTTGTGGAAGGCGTTTTCGACGGTTTCCGCGACGGCGTGGGCCGCGCCTGCGATGGCGCTGCCGATGGCTTCGACGGGGTTGCGCACTGGGTCTTCTCCTCTTTGAGTGCCACGGCGGCACGGGAAAGTTGGGCGAGCGTGACTTTGACGCCGCAATGCTGGTCGAGGTGGAGGGCCTTCGTCAGCTCCTCCGTAGCGGCGGCGATCAGCGCCGCCTTTCCTCCGGCCGGCGCGCTTTCGGCGTCGGGATCGAAGGCGTCAGCCTGCGCCTTGAGCGCGAGGCCGATGGCCTTCTGCACCTTGGCGCGGATCTGATCGTGCATGTCCTGATCGGCGGTGAGGTCGCGGAAGGCCTTGAGCCAATCGAGGCTGATGGTGGGCTTCGGCCCCAGCGCATTGTTGGCGGGCAGCTCGGCGATGATGGCGGCGGGCGTGCGGTTGAACTGCACCGGCGAGGCCATCTCATGGAGCAGCACAAGGTTGGCCAGATCGAAGGCCTGTTCCCAATCGCCAATGTCCATGGCCCAGACCATGCAGTGGAACACGATATCGTCCTGCACCGCCTCGGGGCGCTGCTGGGCGCCTTCCAGCCAGTCCGCGTACTGGCCCATCATGGCCGTCTTGACCTCGACCTTGCGGGTGATGGACTGGATGGACTGCAGCTGCCGCAGATCCTCGCCCATGGCGACCAGCAGCAGGCGGTATTCGCGCCCGGCGTCGCTGTCCTCCGCAATCTCCGAGGGGCCGGGGCGCGCGGTGGGCGCGGCGGCCTGCCGGGCCAGAGCCTGTTGCATATGGCGGCGAGCGGGAGAGGTCATGAGCGGCATCCTTTGCGGGGAGGGAGGGGTGGCCCCACCTGCCGGGGCTCAAGAGCAGGTGGGGCCGATGGCCTGTGCGCGCCGTTTGGGAGAGGGATGGGCGGCGGCCAGGCCAAAGGGAGTGGCGGTGCGGTTAGGTGGGGCCTTCCCCGCTTTGCCGGTCATGTGGGCTCACGGTTCTGCCAGCGGCCCCGCCAGCAGACCCGGTCATTGCCCCGGTATTCAGGTGTTTTTGACCGTGATGTTCTCGATCATCAGGGCGTAGCTGGCGTCTTCCAGCACGTAGCCTTCGTTGCTGGAGTTGTAGTCCACCACGCGGTTGTACTGCGGTTCATCGCGCAGCATGCGGCGCTGGGCACCCAGCTGATAATAGAGCGAGATGTTGTCCAGGCGCGTGACGATCACCATACCGGCGGGCAGATAGGGCACGCGGATCGCGGCTTTGCCGCCGATCTTCTTGTCCGTCATGATCACATCGGTGGCGAGCCGATCCATCGGATCCTTCGGCGCGTTGATGATCGGGAAGTATTTGTCGTGGATGATGTCGTCACCCACGATTGCGACCAGATTGGGATCTTTCCGCGCCCAGACCGGCAGCATTTCCTGAATGCAGTCCCAGACCAGCGCATCGACATCGATGTAATCGCCCGCCACGCCGATGGTGACCTTCCCGGCGACCTTGCCGTTGGGCACCGCGCTCATGATGCGCGTCGAGTTGTTTTCGCGCATCCACTGGATCCAGCCCTTGTTCATGCCCGCCAGCGTGGGATCGGCGACCGGGTCGAAGCTGGCGTCGATGCGCACGCCGTTGAAGCCGATCTTGATGCGATCGAGCGCCATGGCCTTGAGCGTCATGTCGCGCATGAAGGTCTGGAAATTCGGGAATTTCGCCCAGCGATCCAGCTTGCTGTACTTGTAGAGGATGTTGAATTCGGTGGGCGAGAGCAGATAGGAAAACTGGTCCAGGCTGGTGGGGTCGATGGGCTTGCGGCGCTCATCGGCATCGGTGTTGGCGCGGCTTGCCACCGAATTGACGATGTCCATGCCCAGCGTCTGGCCAATCAGTTCGTCCACCCCCGGCACGTTGATCATGCCGAGGAAGGCGGACTGCTCCTGCATGCGCTGAATTAGGCGCTGCTGGGGCGTGGGATCGACAGTGAAGGAAATGGCCTCGGCACCGCCGACACGGGCCGGATCGATGCGATTGAGCTGCGCGATCTGCGCGGTGTAGCCTTCCCAGGCGGCGCGCGCACCGTTCGACAGGGCCTGCATGGCTTGAACTCGGGTCATTGACGAAAATCCTTGGGTGGAGGTGGGAGCGATGCGGGCTTGGGAAGGGTAGGGGCGGCGGTGATCAGCAGTCGGTGACTTCGACCTGCGGCGTGCCCGTGGCAGGGCTGCGCTGCTTGAAGTTGGCGTTCGGGATGCTCTCGACGCGGGTGGTCAGATCCTTCACGGCCTTGTCGGTGGCGGCGGTGTTGGCCGCGATGGTGGCGAAGGCCTTGTCGAACTTGCCCATGAAGCCGGTCAGCGCCGTCAGGACGATGGGATCGGCGAAAAGGGCGGCGAGGTTCGCCGGCTGCTGGCCGCTGTTGCCCTGGCTGGGGGGCGTGATGGTGGCGTTGGTGAATTCCGGCACCACGTCCATCTTGGCCAGCGCTTCCGTGATGGCGGCCTGATGTTCCGCCGACATGGCGGTGGCATCGATGGTGACCTTGGCCTTTTCCACCTTCTGGGGCTGCTCGCTGTGCAGGCCCAAAGCCTTCTGGAAGACGCCCAGCAGCTTCTGCAGCGCGCTGGCATCGTCATCATTGCCGATGGAGATGTCCTCGAATTCCAGCGTGGTTTCGGCGGCGGCGGTGAAGAGGTTGTCCTTGTCCTTCTTGCGGTGCGCCAGCGGAGAGGCATCGCCCTTGCCCGCGCAGAACTGCAGCAGTTCGGTGCCGAGGCTGGCCGGGCTGTCCGTCACCGCGAGGCCGACCAGATAGGCCTCGCCGCTGTCAGCGAATTTCGGGTTAACCTCGATCGAGGTGAACAGCTTCTGGCCCGCCTTGTTCATGGCCACCAGCGTGTCGTGGGCGTCGATTTCGGCATAGAGCGCCAGGCGCGTCTCGACCTTGCCGCCGATGGTGAGGTCAACGTTTTCGGTCTTCAGGGACAGCACCTTGCCCAGCGACTGGAACGGCGGATCGGCGGTGATGCCGCGCACATGCTCCATGTTCACCACGGCGGTGTAGGTGGTGGTGTTGTAGTTCTTGGCCATCTGCGTCAGCCACAGACCCTCGATCTGGCGGCCATCGGTGGTGGCGCCTTCGGTGGCGACGCGGAAAAAACGGCTCTTGGGCATGGTGGCTCCGTTGCTGGTCTGTCGCCATGCGGGTGTCGGCGAGGTGTCTGAACGCTCACCAATTCGCCGGGGAGGGGCCTGATTGGCAACGCGCGCGCGTTGTCGGCTCGGCGGCTCACAACGCGAAGGGCTGGGGCCGGGCGCAGGGATCGCCATAGCCTGTTGCCATGGACGATGATGACGGCGGCGAGGTGGTGGATTTCGAAGGGGAGGCCGAGGAGGCCAGCCCCACCGATGATGCGCCCGCCGATGGCGCGGTGGTGCCGATGGCGCCCTTCGTCGCCAAGCGGATCGAGGCGCGCAGCCTCTATTGGCGCGGGTGGGACATCACCCAGATCGCGGCGGAGGTGAAGCTGCCCGTCAGCACGGTCAGCAGCTGGAAGAGCCGCCAGAAGTGGGATGAGGCCAGTGCAATCCAGCGCGCGGAGGAGGGCACGCTTGAGCGCTATCTGATGCTGGTCGCCAAAGAGAAGAAGACCGGCGGCGATATCAAGGAAATCGACCTGCTGGGCCGCCAGTTTGAGCGGTTCGACCGGCGGCGCAAGTACGCGAATGGGGGTAATGAGGCGGACCTCAATCCCAATGTCGAGAACCGCAACAGCCCGGAGGTGAAGGCCAAGAAATCGGCAGGAAAGAACCTGATCACGCCTGAGATGGCCGCCGATCTGCGCGCGGATTTCGAGGCGTCCAACTTCGAATATCAGACCGACTGGATGAGTTCCACGAGCCTGCGCACGCGCATGATCGTGAAGAGCCGCCAGATCGGCGCGACATGGTATTTCGCCCGCGAGCGCCTGCTGGTGGCGCTGGAGGAGGGGAAGAACCAAATTTTCATCTCCGCGAGCCGGGCGCAGGCCAACATCTTCCGCACCTATATCATCCAGTGGGTGCAGCAGGTCTGCGGGGTGGAGCTGAAAGGCTCGCCCATGGAGATCAAGCGAGGCGAGGATGAAAACGGCAAGCCGCTGAAATCGGTCAGCCTGCTGTTTCTGGGCACGAATTACCGCACGGCGCAGGGTTACACCGGCGATACGATCTTCGACGAATGCTTCTGGATTTATGGGTTCGAAGACCTTTTCAAGGTCGCAGGCCCGATGTCCACGCACACGCGGTTTACGCGTACCTTGTTCTCCACCCCGTCGACCATGGCCCACGAAGCCTATGCGATGTGGAGCGGGGAGAAATTCAACAAGCGCCGGGCGAAGGCCGACAAGGTCGAAGTCGACATCACCCATGAGGCCCTAGCCAAGGGTGTGATGGGGCCGGATAGGATCTGGCGCCAGATCGTCACCATTCACGATGCGGTGATGAAGGGCCTAGACCTCGTAGATATCGAGGAGCTGCGCTTCGAAAACAGCGTCGAAGAATTCGCCATGCTGTTCGAGTGCGAGTTTGTTGATGATGGCGCATCGATGTTTCCGCTGGAGTTCATGCGCGGCTGCATGGTCGATAGTTGGGAGGTCTGGAAGGATTACGAGCCCTATGCCTCTAGGCCCTACGAAGGCGAGGTCTGGCTGGGCTATGACCCCAACGATGATGAGGAAGGCAAGGGCGACGACGCGGCGCTGGTAGCGATTGCCGCGCCGACGAAGCCCGGCGGCAAATTCCGCATCCTTGAGAAGCATCGGATGAAAGGGAAGGATTTCGCCGCGCAGGCCGAGGCGATCCGCGCGTGGACGCGCAAATATCGGGTGACCAAGATTGCTATCGACACGACGGGCGTCGGCAGCGCTGTTCTGCAGATTGTGCGCGACTGGTTTCCGTTGGTCACCGCCATCAATTATTCGCCTGTGGTCAAGGGCATGATGGTTCTCAAGGCGAAGAATGTCATCAGCAAACGGCGCCTCGAATTTGATACCGGGTGGCGCGATGTCGTCGCCGCTTTCATGGCGATCCGTCCCAAAATCACGAAGCAAGGCATCACCTATGAAGCCCATCGCGGTGGCGGCATTGGTCACGCCGATCTGGCCTGGGCCGTGATGCACGCCCTCTATTTCGAGCCCCTCGACAGTTCCAAGCCCGCCACTGGCGGG